CAGCAAAGAAAGCTCCAGCAAAGAAGAAGGCGAAGTAAATGGCTGTTTTATCAAAAGATACTGGCTTGGTTACAGCAGCGCTGACTGCTCAAAACACATTCACCGATTGGATCTACTCCACAAAAGAGTTTAATCTCTCAATCTCTGGCACGTTTGTAGGCACGATCACAGTGCAACGGGCTTTTGATACGGCTAGTCCAGATGCCGATGCGCGTGATGTTGATACGTTTACTGCTCCGATTGAAACCTATGGCTTTGAGCCATCTGGCGTTGCATTGTATCGCGCTGGCTTCAAGACTGGTGAATTTACAAGCGGAACGGCAAATATTCGTATTGGCCGGTAGGGGGCCATCATGGTTGCTAAGAAGTTTCAAAACCCCAAGGGCGGTCTGAATGAAGCTGGTCGCAAGCACTTTGAGGCAAAAGAAGGTGGCAATCTAAAGGCTCCTGTTAAGAAGGGTACTAACCCAAGGCGCGTTAGTTTTGCTGCGCGTTTTGCTGGCATGAAAGGCCCAATGAAAGATGAGAAGGGTCGGCCTACCCGCAAGGCTTTGGCTCTCAAGGCATGGGGATTTGGATCTGTCGAGGCGGCTCGCAACTTTGCCCAGCGGCACAAAAAAGGATAATTAAATGGCTCGGCTGAATGTAAGAGATATTATTGAACGTGAGGCCAAGGCTCAGGCTCGCAAGGATGAATGGCGCTCAATTTATGAAGATTGCTATGAGTTCGCTCTACCACAGAGAAACCTATACTCAGGCTATTATGAGGGCGGTGTAGCTGGCAAAGGCAAGATGTCTAGGGTCTTTGACTCTACGGCCATACATGCCACCCAGCGCTTTGCTAATCGCATACAAGCTGGCTTGTTTCCTCCGCAAAAGGAATGGTGTCGCCTAGAGGCTGGCACCGGCATTCCAGAGCAGCAACAACCGCAGGCTCAGGCTGCTCTGGATGCTTATACCACACGTATGTTTGAGATCATGCGTCAGACTAACTTTGATCTGGCTATGGGTGAGTTCTTGCTGGATCTTTGCGTAGGTACTGCCGTGATGATGGTGACGCCTGGTGATGAGGTAACACCTATCCGCTTTACGCCTATCCCTCAGTATCTCGTCGCTATCGAGGAGGGTACATTCGGAAACGTCGATAACGTCTATCGTAAGCTGCGCATGAAGGCTGAAACGATACCACAAGAGTTTCCTGACGCTGAGATAACTACAGAACTAGCCGAAGCGATAGCACAATCACCATCCAAAGAGATCGATCTGATGGATGCGGTGATCTATGACTATGAGCTTGGTATCTATTGCTATCACGTTATCTGGCCAGCCAAACGGCAAGAGCTTGTATATCGCACAATGAAGTCATCTCCGTTTATCGTTGCTCGTTACATGAAGGTGGCCGGTGAGATATATGGCCGCGGCCCATTGGTTACAGCTATCTCTGACATCAAAACGCTTAACAAAACTGTTGAGCTGGTTCTCAAGAATGCTTCTCTAGCAATCGCTGGTGTATATACAGCGGCAGATGATGGCGTTCTCAATCCACAGAATATCAAGATACAGCCTGGTTCGGTCATCGGTGTCGCTCGTAACGGTGGTCCTCAGGGTGCGTCACTGGCTCCCCTCCCTAGAGCCGGTGACTTTAATGTTAGCCAGATCGTGATGAATGATCTGCGTATGAACGTGAAGAAGATCCTGATGGATGACACGTTGCCGCCTGATAATATGTCTGCTCGATCAGCAACAGAGATTGCAGAAAGATCGCGTGAGCTTGCGACCAATCTGGGATCTGCCTTTGGCCGGTTGATAGATGAGACAATGGTTCCGATTGTATCGCGCATTCTGTTCATTATGGATCAGCAAGGCTTCATCGATCTACCCCTGAAGGTAAACGGCGTTGAGGTTAAGGTCACACCGGTTGCGCCTCTGGCTCAGGCTCAGAAGCTACAAGAGGTAAACGACATTGTGCAGTTTATGCAGATCGCCAATGCCCTCGGTCCACAGGGTCAAGCGGCTCTGTCTATACCGCGCATAACACAATTCATCGCAAGCAAGATGAACATAAATCAAGAACTGCTTACCACACCGGAAGAGCAGCAAATGATGATGGAACAGATGCAGCAAGCAATGATGGCAGAACAAGGCCCACCGGCTGCAACTGATGGTGGGGCCACAATGGAGGCAATGCAATGAGTTCACCAGAAGGCTGGGAAGGATTAACCCAAGCCGTCAGTGAAGCGCCAAGAGCCGATGATATGGATATTCTATATGGTAAGGTTTTCAAGAGTTCTGAAGGGCAGAAGGTTCTAAGCCATTTGCGTAGCGTTACGATTGAGCAACCGACTTGGCACCCTGGAGAAGATGCGAGCTTTGGTTATGCTAGGACAGGAATGGCAGAGATTGTTCGTATGATTGAAAAAAGAATAGGAAGGTCAAACAATGGCTGAAGAAGCGGCAGCAATAGAAGCGGATGCAGATGCACCGATGATTAACGTGGCAGAACCGGAGGCTCCACAGGAGGATGCGCCTATTCCGGTTCACGAACAGCCACAGGAGGAGATGCAGTCATCTGATGATGACGATGGGCCACTAGAGCGCCCTGAGTATTACCCTGCAAAGTTTTGGGATGAGGATGGCCCTGATGTTGAAAAGCTGGCGAAAAGTTACGCGGAGCTGGAAAAGAAGTTTATGTCGGGCAAACATAAAGCACCGGAGCAGTATGATATATCTTCACTTGCGGATCAGGGTTTGGACGCTGACGATCCGACTGTCGCCGTATATCAGGACTGGGCTAAGGAAAACGGGATTAGCCAGGATGCTTTCGAGGATCTTGCCGGTCGCGTCTTATCTATGGCGAAGGATGAGCAAGAGAGTATCCAATACGATCAACGCGCTGAGATGGAGAAGCTAGGCTCTAACGCCTCTGAGAAGATCCAGATGACTGAACGCATCTTGATGAAAGCGCCTCTCAACAACTCTGAGCGTGAAGCGATAGCATATTCTCTGAACAACGCTGATTCGATCAATGCGTTCCTGAAGTACCACCAGGCCATTACGAATGAGAACATTCCGATCAAGCCAGTAGTCGAGCAGCAAGAGTTTACTAGGGAAGATCTTGAGTCGGCAATCGCAGATCCTCGTTGGAAAACTGATGCCGCTTGGCGCACGAAAATGGAACGTCAATGGTTCCAATCACAGCAAAGAGCCTAAACTCTTGCAATAAGTATCGCTTGCGTGTATTTTGTCCGTAACGGATAACCGCGCATCGGCCCGTTAGATGTAGTATTCTACTGGCCGGCGCGGCCATAACGCGCAAGCGACCGCCCGAAACCTCGGATAACGGAAGCGTTTTGTTGAAACCTATTAGGAGGTATCTGCAATGGCGCAGAACGTCACTACGGCGTTTGTTGATCTTTTCGACTCTGAGGTCAAACAAGCGTATCAAGCCGAATCGCTGCTTCGCGGCACGATGCGGACACGCAGCGGAGTAGCTGGTAATACTGTAAAGTTCCCCACAATCGGGAAAGGTGTTGCTACACTTCGCGTTCCACAAACTGATGTCACACCACTGAACGTGACCTATGGTCAGGTAACTGCAACGATGGAAGATTACATCGCGGCAGAATATTCAGACATCTTCCAGCAATCGCACATTAACTTCGATGAGCGCTCTGAGCTGGTTCAAGTCGTATCTAAGTCTATCGCTCGTCGCATGGACCAGATCATGATTGATGCTTTGAATGCTGCTACCGGCACATCTTCTGTTGCTACAACAGTTGGCCCAGGTGGTAACACTGACATGAACATCGAGAAGCTACGCGCAACAGCAAAAGCTCTTAACGAAAAGAACGTACCATCTGAAGGTCGTTATTTGTTGATGCACGCAACACAGCTCGATTCATTGCTCGGTGAGCAAGAGATCACAAGCCAAGACTTTGCTGCGGTAAAAGCTCTTGTGCAAGGTGAGATCAACACGTTCATGGGCTTTAATATTTTGACAATGGGTGATCGTGACGAAGGTGGTATTCCTAAGCCTTCAACTCGTACCTGTTTTGCCTGGCACAAAGATTCAATGGGCTACGCTGAGTCAATGTCGCAGAAAACCGAAGTAAACTATGTCCCAGAAAAGACATCGTTCTTGGTTAGCTCGATGTTCTCTGCCGGTTCTGTTGCAATCGACGGCGAAGGCATTGTCAAAATCGCTTGTACTGAAGCATAAGGAGAGTAGACAATGGCATTCGCATCTGCAAACTGGTCAACTGTTGCTGCATCCAAGAGCGGGAACGCTCCAGCGATGTACACATATTCTTCATCTGCTGATAACATTGCTGCCGTTAAAGGCTCAGGTTATTTCAACACGGTTGAAGGACTTATCACAACTGGTGATTTTATTGCCGCAACTGCAAGTGACGCATCAGCGTTGCTCGTAGCGACTAACACTTCTGGTGTTATCACTGTTGCTGATTTGACTACCTAATAAGGTTGGGGGGCTTCGGCCCCCCTTCCCCACTAACAGGAGGGCAACATGGCCGCTGGTGATACCTCACTTTCAATATGCTCGGATGCTCTTATCCTGTTGGGCGCTGCGCCCATTTCGTCGTTTACAGAGGGTACTGATGCAGCACAGGCTTGCGACAGACTATATCCAGATGTACGCGATACACTCTTATCAAACTATCTCTGGAGCTGGAGCGTAAAGAAAGAGCAGCTTGGCCGCTTATCTACTACGCCGGTGGATGAATGGAAGTATGCTTATC